TCGCAAACTCTTCACAGGCGACAACCGTTTGCGTTTCCTATTCGGGCAAATACCTTGTCGCAAAGTACAATCTTTCGGGCAATCAATTCAAGGTCCGTATTTTCAAGGTTTCAGACTTTACTTCGGCTGGCGATTATTCGAACAAGTTCATCCATGAGTTTACCGCCGAATTTACTCATGACACGGGTAGCGGCGTTGAACGCGCCTTGCAGGGTATCGCTTGCGATGACCGCTTTATCTATTTCTTGGCCGGAGGAATCGGCGTAAACGTCGGGCATACCATCTACGTTTACGATATGTATGGAAACGAGGTTGACGAATACCGCGATGTTTCCGTGGGCAAGGAAATCGGCGAAGATGTAGGCACCACTTACTACGAACCCGAATCCCTTTTCTTTACGGAAATTAACGGGTGTCCCCGTCTTTGCTTGCAGATCGCAACGGGCGACACGCAGGGGCAGCGGCTCTGCCATGTGATCGCATTGAACTTGCGGCAAAGCTATTATTTCCCGGTGGGCGTGAATACAAGTTCATATCACGGCGTAGCCATTGATGAACAGGGCCGTATGATAAATGCGGAGGGTGCGGAAAATATTTCGTTCTATCCTTCGGGCTTGTCCGCTGAATTTACGGCAAGAACCGGGGCCGCACAAAAGACGATAGCCCGTTTCTCTAACGATACCGCTGGAGCGGCCTTTAACTTGTTCAAGTCTCGCGGGGCGAAGGTCGGGACAACTAAAAGCGTATTGCCCAATGATATGATTGCGCAAATCAATTTCATGGCCGACAACGGCAAGATTGACTACACCGATGAAACGGTCGGTGCGCGTGTCGGATACTTGCAATGCAGCGTAATGTCAAGTTCTTCGGCTTCGGCGGCTGGCAGCACTAACCTCGGAATAAAGGGCGTTGTGCGCGTGTACGCTTGCGAGGATGGAAGTTCCAATGCTGGAAAGGGTATCGAGGTCATGGCCGACCAAATCCGCCCATCGAACGACAACGCGCTTTCCAATGGTAGCAGTTCACGCCGTTGGTCCACCGTCTATGCGGCAACCGGGACAATTCAGACTTCGGACGAGAACTTGAAGGAAGAAATCGGGGAAATCCCCGAATCCGTTTTCAAGGCGTGGGAAAAGGTGAAATTTGTTCAATACAAATTCAAGGATGCAGTCAAGGAAAAAGGCGGAAAGGCTCGGTTCCACATCGGGCTTATTGCTCAAAGGATTATTTCCGCGTTTACCGCCGAAGGCTTGGACGCTTTTGAATACGGCCTTGTATGCCGTGACGCGCTAAAAGACGGCGGCGAAATTCTATCTTTGCGTTATGACGAATGTTTGGCCCTTGAATGTGCCTATGAACGCAACCGCTTTGACGAAATTTTGATTAAATTAAAGGGTGGAGATAAGTAAAATGTACGCAAGCATTATCGTTACAGACGCAGGCATCGAGGAAGTAATCAATGCCGAACGCAACGGCACCGCCCCCGTGGTGCTTACGCAAGTCGGTTTTGGACGTGGGCAGTACACGCCCACACATGACCAAACGGCGTTGCATGAAGAATTCAAGCGGCTTCCCGCCAACGCGCTTGCGGGCGGCAACGTCGGCGACAACGTTATCTATATCAACGCACGCGACACGTCAAACGATGAATATACGTTGTTCGAATTTGGCGTCTACACGGCAAGCGGAACGCTCTTTGCGGTATGCTCGCAGAACGTGCCCATCTTGCAGAAGGCGGCTGGGGCGCAGGCATACCTTGACATTGAATTTTTGCTTACGAACGTGAACCCTGCAAGCGTCACGCTTGGCGATACGAACTTTTTCAACCCGCCCGCGACAACCGAAACGGCTGGCGTTGTCGAACTTGCGACGTCGGCGGAAACGGAAGCGGGCACGGCGGCTGACAAGGCCGTTACACCCGCCGGACTTCTTGCGCGAACGGCTACGAACGAACGCACGGGTCTTGTGCAGTTGGCCACCGAAGAAGAAGCCCGCGCCGGGTCCAGCACGACGCATGCGATAACACCCGAAACTTTGTCCGCAACGTTCCAAAATATCCATGACGATTACGGTTTTCAAAAGATGCCGAACGGCATGATTATTCAATGGGGCAAGGCGACCGTCACGGGCGTAGCGGAACCGGGCGATATTCTTTTCCCGACCGCGTTTCCGAACAAAGTCACGAACATTTCAATAACGCCGATTGATTCGACCGCAAGCGTGCGCGTTCAAAGTTCCACCGCTGGACACTTCAAGGCGGCTCACGACATGAACGGGGCCGTGCAAATCTTTTGGCTAGCAATCGGATATTAAGGTGGTGTGATTATGGCATTCTATTTCAGTTCCGAAACCAAGGCTTTTTACGATACAGACGTTTTCCCGGTAGCAAGTTTACCTGCAAACAAGGTAGAAATAAACGAAGCAACTTATACTGAATTGCTCACAAAGCAGAATCAAGGCTACGTGATCTTGGCGGACGGTTCGGGGAACCCCTATGCAGTCACACAGGGCGAAGCGTCCGCAACCGACATAAAGCACGCCGCAAGCGTGGCGACAACCGTCGCTCTTGGACACGTCAAGGTCGGAAATACCATGAAGACCGATGCAAACGGCGTTCTTGACGTGAAAGAAGGAGCCGTTACAAGTACATTGATTGCGGACGGCGCGGTGACTACCACAAAGATCGCGGACGGATCGGTTACCGAAGAAAAGCTGGAATCGGTAAAGGATTTAGCGGCAGACGAAACCTCACTGACTCTTTCTGAAACTTCGAGCGAGTTTACTTTATCAATAAAGGACGGAGGGGTAACCACAGAAAAGATTGCGGACGGCGCGGTGACCCGCGAAAAAATCGCACCCGCAGCAATCGGAGCGACAAGGCTTGCAACTGATTCCGTACAAACTGATAAGATTCAAGCCGCCGCCGTTACGACCGTAAAGATTGCTGATGCGAACGTCACAAATGCAAAGATTGCGGACGGAGCCGTTACGACCGCAAAGATTGCTGATGCGAACGTCACAAATGCAAAGATTGCGGACGATGCAATTACGCTCTTGAAACTTGCGCCCAATATTAGACAAACTATTTTGACTTTCCTTGATTTGAACGGAAACAATTTAAACGGTCAAGATGTAACCTATACGTTTCAATATGCAAATGAGAAATTCTTTGTTGGTTATATACCATTTGCACGTAATAATAGCCTCGTTGATTTTACGCTCGAATTTGAGTTTGCTATCCCTCAACAGACGATTTCTAATGACATTGAATTTTCTCTTATCGTATACGAGCGTGCTGATTCGGGATCCGGTTTAGGAATTACGATTGATTCTCGTTCAGTAAAAGTTACCCCGAATAGTCCATTTGTACGTGAGCGATTCTCTTTTTCTGCTGATGCAGTGCATTCATTTGATGACAAGATAAAAATTGATTTTCAAATTTCCGGCACCTTTAGCGCGGTACTCATGAGAAATGTACAGCTTCGGGGCTTCGGAATCATGTAAGGGGGATATTATGACGATCTTGAGGGCGAACGGAAAAATCTTGAAGGCGAACGGGAAAGTGCTTGTCAAGCCGGATAGTGCGATACCCGAAATCCTCTTTGCGAGTGACGACTTTGTTGACATACACGCTGGAGAGTTACTTTCGTCTAACGTGGAAAGCGCGGATTCGAGTAATTTTGCGATGCCTTACGGATCGAATACTCCTTTTGGTGACGGAGTATTTAACACGATGGCTATAAAATCTGAGTGGAATGCGTCAAAAAAATTCTGCTTGTTCAGTGACAAAAATGTTGTGATAAAGGCCCCTATAACAAAGTTGGATGTGTTTAGCCTGCAATTTTATTACATGAGCGACCAAGACGGAGGACGATTTCATTTTTTTGACCCTTATACGGAGATTTTTTCCGTGTATAACGACGCTACTTACGTCACCCTGCTAGCGCTAGGCGGTAACGCGGAGGCGTTCAATACGGCTGGCATCGGGACTGGTCCTTGGCAAACAAATCCGACAAAATGCAGTTACTCGTTTGGTGGACATGCTATAGTGACGTTTATATCGGTTGTATGCAAGCGCATTTCAGGCAATACTTTTAGGCTCTATTTTTACGCTAACGGCGTACTTTACTTTGCGTTCAACAAATCGTTGTCAACTGATAATATACCTATCAGCCACGCCAAGCATAGCGCCAGTTCTACTAAAAAGTGCTACCTGTCTGAAATAATGTTGTTCTCGTATAGTAGGGCGAGCCAAGATATGAGGACATATCCGACAAATAATTATGAACCTATGTTTTAAAAAAACTACTTGCACCGTGCCATTTGGGGCGATTGGATCAAGACAAAATAAAAGAAAGTCGGTGATTTCTTGGATGGTCTTTTCATCCTATTTGCCTATACGGTCGTTATCTTGTTCTTGACGATTGATGACCGGGCAAACGGATCAAGACAGTACAACACCGGGGGCGGCAAATTAAGCCCCTTGAGCGGGTCCTTGTCTATCGCGGCAGCGTGGATATGGGCACCCGCCTTCTTTGTAAGTTCGGAGCGGGGCTACCTCTACGGCTGGCAGGGTCTCGCATGGTTTATTGTCCCGAACGTCCTTTGCCTTCTTTTGTTCGCTCCGTTTGCGGACAAGGTGCGGCGCATTTTCCCGGCGGGTGTCACCTTGTCCGGGTTCATGGAAATGCGCTACAAGTCCCGCGCCGTGGGCAACGTTTACCGCTTTCAGTTGGGGGCCTTGGCGGTATTCTCGACCGGGGTGCAGTTGTTAGCGGGCGGCAAGGTGCTTTCGGCGGTGACGGGTGTTCCCTTTTGGCTCATGACTTTTATCTTGTCCATGATAGCGTTTTCCTATTCGCAGCGGGCGGGGATAGTATCGAGCGTAAAGACGAACGCCGTACAAATGCTTCTGATGCTCCTTGTAGCCGTTTTAGCGGTTGCCCTTACTTTCACCCTCGAAGGCAAAGAAACGGCCCGTGACGGACTTGCTGGCGTGTCGAATTTTGTCGGATGGGAACTTGCTCTTGCTTTCGGTATTCCGAATGCCATCGGGCTTATTAGTGGCCCGTTCGGAGATCAAAGTTTTTGGCAGCGGGCTTTCTCGATTAAAAGAAAATCCGTGTTCAAGTCTTTTGTTTTCGGGGCGATGCTTTTTGCGGTGGTCCCGTTGTCAATGGGAATTATCGGCATTGTCGCGGGTGGCAGCGGCTTCGCTGCAAACGACCCTTCATTCGTGAACCTTGAATTTATAAAAGGTTATTTCCCGCCGTGGTTTATGGCCCTATTCCTAGTCATGATTTTGAGCGGTCTTTTATCGTCGGTGGATAGCAACCTTTGTTCGGTTTCGTCGCTGGCTTCGGATTTCCGGGGCGACCTCAAGACGGCGAGATTTTCAATGCTCGCGCTTTTGGCTTGCGGCATTCTCATTGCGAACATCCCCGGCATCACCGTCACGGGCCTATTCCTCTTTTACGGCACGTTGCGGGCATCCACCTTGTTTGTAACGTTGCTTACCATTTTCGGCAAGCGTCTTGCAGCGGGTGGCGTTTTTTACGGCGTTATTTTGTCGGTTCTTGTCGGATTGCCTGTTTTCGCATTTGGAAGCGTGGCGGACATTTCCGAAATGAAGGTGGCCGGGTCCGTTCTTTCGGTCGGTATTTCGGGGACGTTTGCCATAATTTATACGGGAAGGATGAAGAAAAATGAAGATTACCAAAGTAAACATTGACACGCTCAAAAGCCCGGAGAAAAACGTAAGGAAGCACAACGAAAAGCAGATAAGGGAACTTGCGCGTAGCATCGAGAAGTTCGGGCAAATACGCCCGGTAGTCATCGACGAAAACAACGTTGTTTATTGCGGTAACGGGCTTGTGGAAGCCGCTAAATTTGCGGGCTGGAAACAAGTAGAGGTCTTGAAGAAAACGGGCATGAGCGAAGCGGACAAGAAAAAACTCATGATTGCGGACAACCGCATCTATACGCTAGGCTTTGACGATTTCGAAAACATAAACGCCATACTTGAAGAAATCGGGGACTTCGATATTCCGGGCTTCGACACCGAAACGCTGGAAGCCATGTTCGGCGACATTGACGAAGAAATCGAATCTTTCGGTGTGCTTGACGATACGGAAAAGAGGGAAGCGCAGGAAGCGTCAAGGCAACAGGAATACGGGCAGGGGAACTATTCGCAAACCACGGACGCTTCGGACGGGCAGGACAACGGAACGGACCACGAAGAAACGGCGGGCCAAAATTCCACAACCGATAACGCCGAACATATATGCCCCCATTGCGGGCAAGTGATACGATGATTATAAAGCGCGTTTCCGAAATGGACGTGGTGACGGCTGCAAAAATACGGATCAAGAACATATTTGCAAACGGCGTTCCCGTGAACCTCGCATTTTCCGGGGGCAAGGATTCGCTTTGCTTGGCGGGAATTGTCGAGGAACTTATACAGGCTGGGGAGATCGACCCGTCAATGCTTACGGTGCAGTTCATCGACGAGGAAGCCATTTTCCCCTGCATCGAGAAGATGGTAAAGAAGTGGCGTTTGCGTTTCTTGGCGATGGGCGCAAAGTTCGAATGGTACGCGCTGGAAGTCAAGCACTATTCTTGCTTGAACTCATTGCAGAACGACGAGAGCTTCATTTGTTGGGATTCAACGAAAAAGGCCGTATGGATTATGCAACCGCCGCCGTTTGCGATTAGGCAGCACCCGGCGCACCGTGGACCGAAAGAGACTTACCAGCAATTTTTCGAGCGGCGAAACAAGGGGGCCATTGCAATTACGGGCGTGCGCATCTACGAGAGCATACAACGTAAAAAGAACTTTGCCGTGAAGTACACAAAGACACGGCTCGAACCGCTCTACGATTGGACGGACAAGGACGTTTGGCTATACCTAAAAATGCGACAAATAGAAATTCCGATGATTTACCTTTACTTGTACCAATCCGGGCGTGGAGTGAACCGCTTGAGGGTATCGCAGTTTTTCAGTATTGACACGGTTTCGAGCCTTGTCAAGATGAACGAATTTTACCCCGGCCTTATGGAGCGCATACAGGCGCGAGAGGAAAACGCCTACCTTGTCGCGCTCTATTGGGATTCCGAAATGTTCGGGCGCACCACGCGCACACGCGCACAAAACGAGGAAAAAAGGGACTATCGAAAACTTTGTTATGAGTTGCTACGAAATCCGGGCGACAGGTTCGCCACAAAGAGCAAGCAGAAGACTTTCGAGACTTACAGGCGGCAATTCTTGAAGTGGGAATTTGCCTTCGACGACCAGCTATACAAAAGGTTCTACGAGGGCCTTTTGGCGGGCGATCCGAAAGGCCGAACCATAAGGGCGATAATAAACCATGCCGCCATGCTTGCGGCAAGAAAGGCGTGATTCGTTGAATAAGTTGAGATACCCGCTTTCTACCTTGCAATGGGTCCCACGCGAAGCGTTGCGGGCCAACGATTACAACCCGAACAAGGTAAGCAAGGAAAACTTGAAACTCTTGGAACAAAGCATCTTGTCGAACGGCTGGACGCTCCCCATCGTGGCGAAGCCGGACGGCACGATCATTGACGGGTTCCATCGGTGGACCGTTGCGGGGCGGGAGCCTTTGCGCTCCATGCTTAACGGGATGGTCCCCGTTGTGCGCGTGGCGCACGATAACAAGGCCGGGGACATATTCGGCACGGTCACGCACAACCGGGCGCGTGGCGTTCACTTGCTGGAGCCGATGAAGAAAATCGTGCAGGAACTCTTGGCCGAAGGAAAGAGCATCGAGGAAATCGGTAAACAAATGGGAATGAAGCCCGAAGAAGTTTTCCGCTTGTCCGACTTTTCCCGTGACGATTTTTTAGATTTGATGACGAAGGGCACGAAGGAGTTTTCCCGTGCCGAAATAATCAAGGACGTATAGGAGGATGAAACTATGGCTAAAAAGATTTGTATTGATGCAGGGCACGGCGGCAACGATCCCGGCGCGACAAACGGGACTTACAAAGAAAAACACGCGGCCCTTGGAATAGCCCTTGAATTGGGCCTTATCCTTTACCGGGGCGGCTATGAAGTCTATTTCACGCGCACGAACGACACGGCGGTTTCGCTTGCGGATCGCTGCACGATTTCGAATCTTGCTGACGTTGACCTTTTCGTTTCGGTCCACCTCAATTCCGCGACCAGCACGACCCCGGCGGGAATCGAAACTTGGGTTTACAGGAGTGCGAGCACGACCGCCCGCAAGGTCGCTGACAAGGTGCAAAAGCAGCTAATCGAAGCGACGGGTGCGAAGGATAGGGGCGTTAAGGAATCGGGCTTCTACGTGCTCAAGAACACGAAGGCACCCGCAATTCTAATCGAAACGGGATTCATTTCGAACTCGACGGAGTGCAAGAAACTTTTTACAACAGACTACCAGCGGACAATTGCGAAAGCCATTTACAACGGCATACGTCAACAGGTAAAATAAGGGCATCCCCTTCTATTCAAGCACTTCGAGAAATCCCCCGGACCGTTTCCGGGGGATTTTTCTATATTATTTTAAACCGCCTTGAGGTTCCGCTAAAAAAAACGTCCAAGTAACCGCGTGTCGCCATTTTGATAATGGCGGCACGTTTTTTGTGTTGTGCCGTTTTTGTGCCGTTTCGGGGGCAACGCAAAACGCGAAATCCCGCCATGGCGGGATTGGCAAAGAATTGCTGGACAATATATTTGAATTGTGGTATAAATTATTTAAAGAAACAGTAATGACGGTAAAACCCGCGCCGTTATTGGGTTTTGGGGCTTGGGAACATACGTTGGTTTATTCCTAATTGTTCCGCATAATATCCAATTACACTTAATGATGTGCCGTTTTGTGCCGTTTTATTCTGTTTTGTGTGACGCTAATTTATACATAATTTTTGGGGGCTTGACAAATGACAAAAGAGATGAAATCGAAAAAATATGCAGGTGTTTTTTATAGGGACTTGGCAAACGGCGACCGCTCGTATTTCTTGCGCTTGAGAATTGGCGGCAAGATAAAGCGTTTTGCGATAGGAAAGAAATCCGAAGGCGTGACCGAATCGTTCTGCAATCAAGAGAAAATCCGAATCGTGAACGAATCGAAATTTGGCAAGGGCGTTGCGGCGGACCTGCAAAGGCTTTCGAAGGTGCTGCCTTCTTTCGTCGATATGGTCGATTTCTACATACAGACTTCTCAATGTGCAGAAGGAACTAAAAAACAGGTGCTTTACTTGAAGAACGAACCTATTGCGGAAATACCGAACCCGACAAGGTACGATATACAACAGTTCTTGCTGAAAGAACTATCACGGATAAAGCCGGGAACGGTGAACCTCAAGATGAAGCGCATACGCGGAGTTTACCGCCATGCGATAGCGCACGGCTTTTACAACGGCGAGGACCCGACCTTCGGCATGAAGCCTTTTAAGGGAGAGGAAGCACGGCGGCGTTCGCTTTCGCACGAAGAAACAATTATTTTGCTCGAAGCCTTCAAGAAAAAGCCTAGACACTATCTATTCTTGAAGATAGCGTTATGTACGGGGGCAAGGTCCGGGTCCATATTACGCATACATCGTGATGATATAAGGGACGACGGGCGCGTTATCCTTTTCAACGAAAAGACGGACCAGCAATATATCGGGTTCCTTGACATGGAAACGCTCGAACTTGTCCGTAATAAGAATGGCTACATATTGGCGCGTCGTGGAGAGGAAAATGCCCCGGCGAAGCGGTACGGAATTTGCGGCACTATTCAACTGATGATGGATAAATTATTCAACCCTCCGGGAACGCGGGACCTCGACCGCGTTGTGATCCACACCTTGCGCCACTCGGTCGCTACGCAGATGATAAACAAGGGCGTTCCCATCGAGATAATAAGCAAGACGCTCGACCACGCGAGCCTTCAAACGACGGTGAAGTTCTACGCGAAGATTTCGCCCGAAATGGTGAGGGAATCCGTAAGCAATATATGGGAATAAGAAAAGCCCCGTACCGACAGGAAGGAGAGAAAATGACGGTACGGGGCAAGTTATTTAATGGGACGTTGAATTGATTTAAATATAAAAAAAATTTCGAAATGTGCAAGTCAATATTACAAATTGTTTAAATATTCAAATCGTTTTAATTGCACACAAAATATTCCAATGTTATCCTAGAATTGTAAGAAAGTAGAACACGCTTTCGATAAATTTCAAGAGGGGACTGATCTATGTGGAAAAGAAATACTTGACGGCAAAAGAAGCGGCTATCTATACGGGCATTTCCCATTCCCACTTGGCGAAGTTGCGGACCAGCGGCAAAGGTTGTCAATTTGTACGTATTGGCAATGGACCGACAAAGGCGCTTATACGTTACCGAAAGAAGGACTTGGACGAATGGCTTGCTGGAAATACAGTGAGGACCAACGGGGGCCAATGATGCGCACGAACTTGCGCAACGCACGGCGTACCGCTGGATTCAGTCAAGGCAGACTTGCGGCGAAGGTAGGGGTGACGCAGCAGGCTTTATCGAAGCACGAACGGGCAACCTCGGCCCCCGGTCATTTCTCGACCATAAGGCAATACGAGAAGGCGTTGAACGTGCCCGCAGAACATCTTTTCCCGGACATTTTCAATTCATGATAATTTTTTTAGAATTTTTTTTGCACGAACTATTGACGCTATTGTGAAATTATCTATATTACAAGCACCACCTGTCAACAAAAACTTGCTTTCAGATTTTTGAACTCCCGATTGTCCTTGGTTTTTGTTGCTAAGGGTGGTGCCAATCGGGAGTTCTTTTTTTTGTCCATGCACCGCTTGAATCTTGCGCGGCGGTGCGTGTCCAAACCGCCGGGGCCTTTCGGTGCAAGACGCGGGCAGTGGGCTTCGGCAGGTGGCGCAGCGACCCTGCATGTTGCGTACAAGTTAAGGCAGGGAAGGGACGTTGTAACGGCAGCGGCGGTAACGCCGATGTTGTCCGGCCTAGACATAGAAACCTAGGGCACCGCCCGAACAAATGAAGGCGGCGCGAAATGGGTGAGCGAGCCGAAGGAATGGCAGCGATGCGCGGACTTTTCGGCAACCTTGGACCGGGGTGAGAAACGGCAATCGCAAGGCGTGACCGCCATTGTGCATTCCTACCTTTGTCCAAAAAGCGCCCTCGGAAGTTACCGCCATGATTCCCACCGCCCTTGCGTGGTGCTGGCTTTGCAACGTGTGAGCAAGTAGCTTAATGGTACTTGCCGGAGAAAAAGACCGCGATCCGACCGGGTGTTTTCTCTTTCCGTCCTTGTTCTAAGGGCGGATTGTCCCCGCTCACCTCCCAAGTGTTTATCTTATAATGTATATATTTCTTTATTATTTATTTGCATAAGTGCAAATAAATTTCTATATTTGAAAATAAAAAGGAAGATTATATTATGGCTATCATACAAAGTAAAGAAAGACTTGCAGCGGTCAAGAAACACTATCCCGATGACGAACTTTTGATTGCGGCGTGCGATCACCTTTTTAACTTGTTCGACAAGGAAGATGAACTCAAGCGGGATATCAAGGTGAGCAACGGGGCATGGGTCCACTTCTTGCAAGGTAAATCCCGGCAAGGTGTACGGCTGGCAATCATTCACCGTGCCGCAAGAACGGCTATTTATGACTGTTTGCTTGGTCATGAATGTAAAAAGACGTAAACAAAAAGGCGTTTTTGAGCGAAAAACGGCAATTTCTGAAAATTCATGAAAAAAATTTGTTTAACCTATTGCTTTTTCAAAAATAAAATTCTATATATAGAAACGTTAGCGGGAACGAACCCGCAAACAAAAAAAGAGGTAACAACATGAAATTCACAAAGAAAGCATTCCGTGCCGCGCTCAAGGCCAACGACCAAACAAAAGTGTGGCACTTGACCGCCGTCAAGTTTGGCCGTACACCTTCAAAAAAAGAAGTTTACGACCTCATTAAAGAGATTTCCTGCACTATTCGTGAAAATCGCAAGGCGTATTCAATTGCCTATGAATCGCAGCGTAAGCAGCGTTTCGAAGCCGCCGAACTTATGGCATGGTACAATCGCGGTGCATACGGTCAGTATGGCGATTCCCATTACAGGACAGTTGCACTTGAGATGCTCCGCAAACTGCACGACGAAAACCATGGCAACTACACCAAAGTGCCGATGCTTGGACATACCCGCCTTTACTTTTGCTCTCCTGTTTACGGCCATTCCGATTACAACAAGGTAAGGACGTGCGCCATCGAAGGCAACGAAAATTTCTGCAATAATGTAGTCGATCTTGGTGAAAGGATCCTTGCGAAGAAGTCTGCATAATTGCGGCCCTAGACAAGCCCGCCCGCCGGGGGCGTTCCCCGGCAACTTTTTTACTCAAGAGGAAATGAAAATGTGCATGGATGATTACGAATTTTGGAATCAAAAAAAAGTGAACAAGGACCGCGAACGAAACGAAGCCAATGATGCTGCCGTATATGCTAGGAAGGGCCTTGAAGTAGCCCGCACCTGCATTCCCGAAGATACCGCCGAATACGTCATTTTGGCCGCATATCCGGGCGCGGACGATTTCGAGGTGCTGGGAGTAGGCACGAAAAAATTCGGCCTTGAATTGGGCCTTAAAATGGACTGTAACGTGAATATTCTTTTTGTTTGATTTTGAGTGCGGACGAAGTGCCACAGGTTGTGCGGTTACCGTTTGGCAGAGGTGGTGCCCATCCAAGTTAAGAAACGCTCCTAGACACGGCTTCGGGCCGTTGATGTTATGCTCGATTGGGTCGCACTCTTTTTTTTACTTTTGCGAGGTTTTATGAAAAATAGCGTCAAAAACAAGGACAATGGATTCTTGATAAGTTCAGACGGGTTCCAAATCGAGATCCACCCGAACGCCCGTGGCGGCGTTGACATTTGCTTCTTCGGCAAAGTCCCGCGAAAACTGAAATATGTTGTCGAGAAGCACAAGAACTTGTTCGTAAATCCCGATATTGCGAGGACGCTCGTATGTAACGAGATTTCTCTATTGTGAAAATTGGCGAAGGCGGGTTTTGTTACCTCGAAACTTACACCTCATTGTTTACCGCCTTCGCCTTCCAATTTCCCGCGCCCGATCCATTGCGCGGGTTTCTCCGCCCCGGAGTGGCTTCTTTGTTATCTTTTGGCCGCTCCGGGGTCATTTTTTTATGTTTCCTAAATGTAAAATTTGTTTAACTAAATACCGAAATTTGAGCAAAAACGGCACTTTTTGAAAAATTTTGAAAAAAGTTTGTTTAACCTATTGACGGGCGGTTATGAAAATTCTATATATAGAAACGTGAGCTGGAACGAACCCGCAAACAAAACAAGAGGTAACAAAATGAAAAGAATCACTTTTAAATCCGTTTGCGAAAAACTTGCAGCCAACGTCAACGTAAAGGTATGCACCGTTTTTGGGTGGATTGTTTGCAAGGCTAGTTCTATTGAAATTGACTTCCAAAAGAAGATGATTTCAGTTCCTTTTGTTGATAAGTATTGCGGCGAAACGGCTATGAAAATTCGCATGAACATGATTTTGTCTATTGAAGCGGTAGCATAAGGGGGCGGATCATGATTTCTTTGCACAACAGAATCGAACGCGACTTGCGCGAATGGCTCACCAAGAACGGCGAAGCCGGGGCAACCTTCGGGGAGCAGGGCCGCTATATAGTCATTAACTTGACCGAAAATGCGGAAGGTGATTTCGCTTCCTACCTCGAAGAATTTTGCAAGGCAGAAGCATTCGACATTAAGAACTCTATTGGCCTTTCCCGGTCCCCGGAATTTTTCTTCCGCGATGAAAAAACCTTGATGTTCCAGCGGCATTTCGGATAGGTGGCAGCATGACACGGGAAGAATTTATCGAGATTTCCAAAACGGCCCTCGCCCCGGCCTTGAAGGGTCGGCGTCGCCCGGACGGTACGGTGAAAATCTTTTATAGCAAGGACGGGCCGTCCTGCATCATCCCGGCGGACGTTTTCGAATTCCAGCCGGGGGACACTTGCGAAGCCAAGCGGCAGGAACGGCTGGCCGGAATTTTCTTTGACTTAACAACAAATCAAAAAAAGAGGTAAAAATGAGTACAAACAAACAGGAACAAAAATTCGACTGCCTTGCGGTCACTCACGTTGAAGTCTATCCCTTCCAAGAAGGGCCAAGCATGGGCCACATGAAGGGTATTGCAACCGTTGTCTTGAACGACCAACTGCACATTCGCGGGTTGCGTATCATGGAAGGCGAGAACGGTCTTTTTGTAGGCTACCCGGTCGATCCCTTCTTCAAGGGCGATGACTTCTGCCATCTTGTCCAGCCGATGACGCGGCCCTTGCGCGAGCACATCGAAAATTGCGTTCTCGAAAAATACCAGCAGGCTATCGGGTAAAGCATGGCCAAGGCTTCGACAAACGAAATCGCGAAAGTCCTCAATCGGATTCAAGGTCACGATAACTACACGGTTATCCGTGACTTCTTCGAGATTTCCGCTATCGCGGTGCGGAATAATGTTGATTATGGCAAGGAGCGGGATTCCTACGAACAACGTTATCTAGCGATAATCAAGAAGTACCGCAAGGAAGATTTGAACGTTTTCGTCGAAGCCTTGGGCGTGTTCATGGGCTGGATTGACAAGGCCATGAATGGCGATATTCCTTTCCGGGATTTTGCGGGCGAAATCTACATGGATTCGGGCACCAGCAGCGACAAGGCCGGGCAGTTCTTCACGCCTTACCATGTGTCTAAACTCATGGCAGAATGCAATTTCGATAAGGACAAATTAAAGGCCGAAATCGCGGCGGACCCGGATCACGTTATTACTATCGCCGAACCAACTTGCGGAGCGGGCGGGCTTATCGTCGCAGCAATTGACGTTCTTAGAGATGCTGGCATCAATTACGCATGGAACACCTTCGTGGATTGTGGAGACATTGACGCGAGGTGCGTACACATGACCTATCTTACCTTGTCATTGTTGGGCGTTCCTGCCGTCGTGCGCCGTGGGGATGCGCTGGCCCTTGACTACTCCGAAACGTGGTACACGCCCGCGTATATCTTCGCGTGGCCGCACTTCAAGAGCCGTTTGCGTGGTGGCAAGTACCCGGCAACGCCCACGGTGCAGGAAGTCCAGCAAGAGCCGCAAACGGTCCCGGAACCCTTGCCCGTCCCGGTCGAGGAAGTCCCGAAGGCTGAACCCGTGCCCGTGCCGGAGCCGGACGAAAACGGGCAACTTTCACTTTTTAACCTGTTGAAAATTTAAAACAAAATATGGAGGTCATAAAATGAGAACTCAAGCGAAAAAAGGCGACACTATCCGAATTATCGAAATGAAGGGCGAACCGCGTTTTTCCGGGAAAATCGGGACCGTGCAACACGTTGATAGTATCGGATAAATTCACGGCACTTGGGGCGGATGCGCTATCCAGCCGGAACGGGACACCTTCGAAATCTTGCAGCACGCATGAGGTAGATAAATGACGTTTGAAGAAATTTATAAAAAGGTTCTTGATGCTAAAAAAAAGTTTAAAGAGCTAGGCATACCAATAAATCTTGATTTTAAGTTTGAAGATTTGTGTTCCGCGCTTATAGATTCAAAAAATAAAATCGAAGAACTGATATGGATTAATAAAAAATTAGAAGATGCAATTAATAAAGTTGAAGAACGAGAACTTGGATATTATAACGATTGGAAGGAAATGTTCGAAACATTCTCGCCAATCAAAGCAGAGCGTGACGCGTTACGAAAGGAAAACGCCTACTTGCGGCGGCTTGCGCTTCACGCCATGAGCGGCTGGGCCATTGGAATGAGCCTTGTAAACCATCTTGACGAAAGAGGTTCAAGAAAAAAGCAAATTGCTTATTTTATGGTGTCCAAAAAATTCGAGAACCTGCACAAAATCGAAAAGGATAAGTGGAGAAAAGAAAAAGAACGGAGTAATATAAATAAATGAACGAACTACATAACGAAGGCTTTATAGAGTACATGGCTTGCCCGGTTTGCGGTTACGTCAAGTATTGCAAGGCAACGCCGCGCGGCTGGATTTGCCGTTCATGCGCAAGGATTGAAAAGGAAAAGCAAGATGAAAGAAAATAAGAATACTGTAAACAAGTTCGCATCTTGCTCAAGGTGCGCTAACAACGGCTGCAAGTTTTGCCCGCATTGCGACGGGTATTCTAATTTTAGGATTCGCTTTGATAGCCCCGTAGTGTTTAACGATAAGGTGAAAAAGCAAAAGGAATACCAGCGCGAATATTATCAAAAGAACAAGAAGAAGATACAAGAAAATCGCCGTGCGTATTTCTTGAAATATTATCATGAGGTCTTGAAAAAGAAACCCGATGAAGTCACAAAAAAAAGATTGCGCGGGCTGAAATACTATTACGATCATCACGACGAAATCCGGGAAAAGCGCAACGCGAAGAAAAGAGCCGATTGGCAGGACCCGAAGAAGTTGCCGAAACTCCGCAAGGACCATGCGGACTATATGCGAGATTATCGAAAGAAGAAAAAGGAAACTCAAAAGGAAAAGAAAAATGGCAGCGATTCCGAATAAGATGTTTACGCATAAGCGAATACAGAAGATGCTGGAAGCATACCGCGACGATACAAGCGTTTTCGCGACAGAAACGGAATACTATCTAGCCTTGTATGCAAAGGAAATGTGGCAGCGTTTGAACGCGCTGAAAGAGTGGACGGAGCGGTATAGGCTGAACACCGAAAGCATCGAAGCGTTCATGAAACGAGAAACGGCAAAGCCAAAAAAGAACCGCGTGGATTGGCCCACGTTCGAGAAGTTTATGCACAAGCGTAAGTTGGCCCTGCACGATTGCGAACTTGGCCGACGCGAAATCATGGATATTGAATAAAAGCAAAGGAAAAGAAAAATGAGAAAGTTTAGTTGGTACACCATTGTTCACCCGGATTGGCAAGAAGGCCAACCGCCGCTTTTTCGTCTTGTCGGTCCTGCAATATTGCCGGATGAACATACTTGCGATATTTACTTCAAGCCGAACCGCAAGGGCGGGCACACGCATTTCCATAGTTTCAATGCGAAAGTTCGAAAAGTTGATAGACGAAAAATAAAGCTTAAATTTAAAAAGGCTTTGTTGGTTGCAGAATTTACTAATATTATGTTCCTATATTTAGGTCTTGATCCCCTTTATGATCTTGGTCCTAACATAATTAACCGAATTAACCAAATAAAAAAAAGGAGGTCGCACATGGCTTGCGGTGGCAAGAAATCCGGCGGCAAGAAACCGCCGAAAAAGTAGCATTCGTTTGGATGCAAGAAGGGCGCATGGCTGATGCCGTGCGCCCTGTTTTTTAAGATTGGATTGATTGAGTTTAATATAACATTTTATGCGAGGTTTACCGCGTCCGTCAAGTCTTCCTTGAGTACGTGAGAGTACACAGACAAAGTTATCATGGGCGTAGAGTGACGTAAAAGACGCTGGGTCGTGACTACTGATGCGCCGCCCCTCAAGATGTTGGATGCGAAAGAATGACGGAAGCGGTGACAGTTGGCGCGGCCTTCGTACTTTATCCCGGCTGCTGCACATGCCTTCTTGATTTCACTATTCGTCGCCGTGTTCGTTACCCGGTCCGAAAACACGGCCCCGGAATCGGGCTTTTGCTTCCCGTCCAAGAAAAGCCCGATTTCGGCGCGTAGCTTTGACGACACGGGCACCTTGGCGAACTTCCCGCCCTTCCCCATGACCTTGATGAAATCGCCCTCAAAATCGCCCCATGAGGCCTTTTGCGCTTCGAAGAATCGGAACCCGGCATATGCCATGATCGCGAAGCAGAAGCGGAACTCCCTATCTTGTTCGGCATCGAGGATTTTTTCGACTTGCTCCGGGGTCCAAAAGGATTTTTCCGTTTTCTTTATTTTCGGATATGCGACCGACTTGAATGGGTTGTCCGCTTTCAGTTCCCAATTCTTGAAAGCCCACTTGAAGAAAAGGCGGCACACCTTGACCTTTTGGGCCTTGGTGTTCGGCTTTGCCTGTTTGTAATTGCATATAAATTCGTTTGCTAGGTTGTTCGTCAAGTCCGCTATGGAATCAAGGCCCTTTTGTTCGGCGAACCTTACAAGCGGTGTTAGCTGGCTCCTGTAATTATCCAGCGTCCGCCCGTAGCCTTTCTGCATTTCGGTAAAGTCTAGGAACGTGTCGAACGCCTTGCGGAATCCGGGGGCCTTCGCCCAATCGCTGCCCATAAGTTCGCCGTTCTTTTGGAGTAAAAGGCGGTGGGCTTCGTTCCTATTTTCCGTCTTGAGCGACTTGTAACGCATGGCCTTTTTCGCCGAATCGTACCAGCGCAAGTACCACGTATAAATTCCTTTTGCCTTGTTCTTTTGCTCGATTTCGTATTTCATGCGGTGCCCCCATGAGTGAGCGTTTTTTTTATTGTTTTTCCGGCGTGTGCCCGGAGTTCCGCATGAGCGAATCCACCTTGCCGATGATGATGTAGAGAGACTTGTTAATTTCTTTCAGTTCGGCATCCGTCTTTTCGAAGTGGTCGTTACCTTCCTTGAGCCTTTTTTCAAGTTCCTTGACCTTGTTATAAAGCCAAAAGACGAGCAGAAGTGCAGGGTAGCCGATTACGTTGCCTATATCCCCGAACGCTTGCGCGAAAACTTGCGTGAAGTCCATTTGATTTCCTCGGTTGATGTTTCCTTTTCCTAAAGATAGATTATTTTGCCGCAAAAGTTACGGTTTACTTTGTATGATAGACTTGTTACGAAAAACCTAGATAGAAAAATAGTAAACATTGAAAAACGGCAACAGAAAACCAATAAACAAGCGGGTAAAAGAATACCATAATGTAATTACACAAGCGCGAAAACAGGGGCCGCCGGACCATCCAGCCGGAGCGGGCGGGCAAAACGTTCCGTCTATTCACGTCTATTCACATTTGGGGCGGTTTCGAAGCACTTTTTTTGTTTTTATGAGTGTAATTTTTTTTTTAACCAACTCCCTAAAATAGCACAAAAACGGCAATTTTTGAAAATTTTTGAAAAATCTTTATTTAACCTATTGACCGATAGTAAAGAAAATTCTATATATAGAAATGTAAGCGGGACACCACCCGCCACAAAAACAAGAGGTAACAAAATGGAATACAGAATCATCAAGAACGAAGAACATAACGGCTTGGAAATCTACTTCGACGAAAAGCCGTCCGAAGAAGTCCGTTCCGCACTCAAGGAAATCAAGTTCCGCTGGCATGGCATGAAAAAGTGCTGGTATGGCTGCGCAGAAATCTCGACCGTTGAAAACATTCTCGGCGGCAAAGTTGCCGAAGTGAAAACCGCCCGCGCCGAAATTTTGAAGAAGTGCTTCTGCAAGACCGTTGACGCATACCTTGACCCGGACGGCGGGTATAAGGGCAGCAATTCCAACGTAAGCGCGTATGACGTGCCGGACAAGGCTCGCGAAATCATTAAGGCTTGCGGTATCAAGGGCGTGACCGTATCGAAACATTGCGCGTCGATGTGCGTGGAAATCACCGTGAAAGTACGTCTCTTGGATGGCGACGTGAAGCCGTTCGAGGAATGCCGCGAAGCCCTTGAGGACGTGAACGCCAACGGCTATCTTCATGGCGGCTGGATGGTTGATCCCGATGAACGCCGCGAAGTTAGTGTATCTTATTGGAACGAATGGGACGGCGAAAAGCAGCGCCGCGCCGTGGCTCTTTGGGCTAGAAATAAGTATGACACATACGTCAACGGCTACCCGTTCAGCATTTGCCACGGCTGGCAATTGAAGCGCGAAGAAGCCCCGATGTTCACGGAACAGTTCTTTGACCGTTGGGAAGCCATGACAAAGATTATTTCCTCTTTTAATTGGAATCGGAGCAATAGCCAAGTAGATTACTTCGATGTGAATTTCTATGAAGAATGGAAAATCCTTGCCGCTGCATAGCGGCACTCTCGGCAGCCCGGTGCGCCCATCACCGAAAAAACGGGCATCTTTTTTTCAACTTAAAACAAGAGGATAGCACCATGACGAAAGCAGATTTGCAGAAATTCGAAATTATCAAGTCACTTTGGAAAATCGTAAAGACCGCAAACAATACAGATATTGCTAATGCCGATTTGTCCGAAGGTATCGCGGATGGAGAAACGCCCGAAGAAAACGTGGAAGAAATCGTGAAGGATTTCAAGCGATTCTTTGGCCTTTATGCTGGATTGGCCGTTGAAGCCTTAAAAAGTGGCCTGTATCTCGATGACCATGAATCTTACGAAGCGGACGATTGGAGCGGGGCTTTTAATGAATGAGAATAAAGTAATAGATTTATCTAAACTCCCTCCGCCTACGTGCGATTTATGCGGAAAGGTTTTTATGCATTATAACCCTAGACTTTTGAATACTTGTGTTATTCGTGGAAACGTAGAAATTGGAGTTATTGCACTTTGTAATAAATGTGTGGATGAATATAAGAAAAATTCTAAAAAATCATATGAAACAATTTACAATAAATTAAAAGGCGGTCACGATAAATTTTGCCACAACACAACGGCAGATTTGGCACCGTGACCGCCACCTTTTGAAAATAACGTAATAAGGATAGTGCTATGAATCAAGATGATCCGTATGAATGGAAAGTTGGCGATGAACTGTATTGTTCTTCAAATTCAAACTATTTCGGAAAAAATAAAATTGTAAGAGAAACAAAAACAACTTTTATCCTAGATAATGACGAAAGAATTAGAAAAGGTCAAAGAAGGCTTATTGGTCATGAATATTCTAGTTTATACTATTCCGAAAAAAGTGATTATGGAAAAGTGCTAAAACAAAAGTATGAAAGATTTACTATTCAAAATAAAATAAACATCATGCCTCTGGAACTTCTTTCTATTGAAAAATTGAAAAAGATTCTTAAAATCATATACGAATAAAAACCTTTTTAGCGGCGCGCTTTATCCCTCTTGTGCGCGTTTACCACCATCCGGCGGTATGGGCTAAAAACCGCCACAAGTTTTAATTCTTTAACTTATAGGTAAATAAAATGTCAAAAGAAAAAACTCCATTCGAAAAGACCGCAGCGGCCCTCAAGGTGATGGGCAAGAAGATTGCGGCCAAAAAGACCGAACCGCGCCGCGAATTGCAATGCGTTTGGATCGCGAACCATTCGGGCCATGCCGTTGCTACTGACGGCCACGTTCTCGCCTGCCTTAACCTCAACCATTGGGACAACCTTTCCCGCCCCGAAATGCTCACCGAACTTGCTTTCTATGCCGATATGCAGGTGCTTCACTATGCAAACGGTGACGCGCTGATTTCGGCGGAAAAGAAAGAAGATTTTCTCAAGCAATTTGGGCACGGCTTGACCGTAACCCCAAATTACGATGAACTTGAAGATACAAGAATCCCTTATCCCGATTGGAAGGTGACGGTGCCGCCCGCTGAATCTTTGCAGCACGTTTCGAAAACAGGGGCTTTATTCTACCCCGGACAGTTGGGCGTTCTTGACTTGGTGGCCGATGCCTTCGAAGTCATGCTTACCGATTCCAGCACAATTTCGTATAACCTTTACGGCAGCGATGACATGAGCGGACACATTGCAATTTATCCGGGGCTTTTGCTCATGGCCATGCCGCTCAATTTTTCCAAAGAAAGAATTTCCGTTGTCCCCTCAAAAGACGATGTGGAAGCATTTTTTAAGCCCTCAAAATTTGACCAAATTGAAATGAACTTTGACGAAAAAGGAGAATCCGAAAATGAAGAACACGCTGATGATTGACCTCGAAACAACGGGCAAACGCCCCGGATGCTGCATCCTCACTATCGGTGCGGCTGGAATCGACAAGAACGGCCTAGAAGTAAATTTCTACTCCAAGATTCACCACGATAAAAGCAAGGACGAAGGCTTTGACGATGATCCCGAAACTCTCGCTTGGTGGCGAAAGCAGGACACCGCGACACTCAAAGAAGCGTTCTCCGGGACGACCGAAGGACCGCAAGACGTTGTGAACGAATTTGTTGATTTTGTAAACAAGAATTTCGACACGTCCGCAAAAGATTTCACCGTGTGGAGCAAGGGCAGCGATTTCGATTTCCCCATATTGAAAGCCTACCTCGATGCCTACGACCTTGCGACACCGTGGCCGTATTGGACCCAACGCGATTACAGGACGCTTCAAGCCGTGTTTCCGTTCATCAAGGCGGAAGAAAAGAACGTTGGAAAGCACAACGCCCTTGAGGATGCAAAGGCGCAAATGCGAGGGCTGCAATACTTCGTTACGCTCGAAGCGATTTTCAAGGAAAAACCGAATAAAGTAAAAACAATAATGAACTAAAGAGCCGTAAACAACGGCAACCGGGCGCACGGTTTTTACCTTTTGTTATAATTTTGTTTTTTGCACCGTGCGCCCGGAAAAACTTTCCCGCCTATGACCAAACGATTAGACGGGACCAGCGCGGCACGGGATTGTCCGTAGGGTATTATGCGCCGCCGCTGGCGGGAAACGCCTTCAAGTTGCCCCTTTGCGGTTTATGTTTCAAAGGCGTTTCCCGAAAAACTTTTTTCAAAAATGGAATAGAAAAATGATCGACGAATTTATCCAAATTGCAGTTGTCAACCCGGAAATAGTGTGGGTGCTTACTATTTTGTTTGTATTTTTCATTGTGGGCGGTTTCAGTTTGTTTATCTTGTGTGTAATTGCGAAGCACATGGAAGGTTTTGAAAAGGAAGATTTTTTCGGACAATAGTAAAGAGGTAAATATGAGTGCTCGCATTAAATGTACTTGCGAAATCCTCGAAAAAGCCATGAAAAACGATCCAATTATCCAGCGTTGCGAAAAGGGGTAAAAGTGACGTTAGAAGAACTAGAAAAAATTCAAGATGCAATATGCGATACGCACAAATGCGGTCCTAATTGCCCTAATCGCCGTGCAGAAATTGATAATTGGGACGATGCCGCTTTTTGCTCAACTGTTTCCCGTTACCCCGGTTACGAAGATTGGCTAAAGAAGCACCCGAGAATGCTGAAAAAGGCGCTGGACTATATCAAGGAGAAGAAAGAATGAAAACGCTTGCAGAACTAAAAAAAATGTCGTTTATCCCGCACCACGACTGCGGTGTGTGCGGAGCGACGGTCGGTTGAATACCGTATTCGAGAATGAAAGTGTGAAAGCCGTAGAAGCGGCATGGTGTATGGAATGTGGCGAAATGGCAGACGCTAAAGATAAAGATTACACGAATTTTGTTGAGTTAAGCGGAAATGGTCATGATGCGCTAATTCAAGAAAAATACACTTCTCTTGAACTTTTCAACTCCGCAAGACGTGACATTGAACGTTACTTAAACCAGCCCGCGATCCGCGAGGCGATAGAGAACCACAAGTCAAATTGGATTCCCGAATCCAAGGGCGGGGAGCCGAATTGCAGGAGGTAATAAAATTATGTTTGTAGAAATTAACGATAAGATTATCAACCTAGACAATATTACGGTGATTGATTTGCCGTCAAAAGACAATGAAAAATACATTGTCAATTTTACGCGTCAACTGCACTCTAGGTACTTGACAGAATCGGAAATGTCTCAACTTAGAGAAAAAATGAAAGAATTGAACATTCTGCATAAGATTGAACCGATTATAGATTATACTCACGTAACAAAAAAGGAAGATGGACCCAAAGAATGCCGCGATTGTAATTGGTATTGTTTGAAAAGCAATGGTTTCTTTGATTGTACAGGTGCGCATGTTTGCTCTAGGAAATTAAAATGATGGACAATGTTATTTTATCTGAAAAAAATGTTAAAGTGATTTGTGGATTTTTCAGAAGTCCACAAAATTGCCGTGGATATGATCTTAAAACGCCTATTGGAAAAATTGCCGATTGCGCCTTTCGCCATCATAATTTGAAAGATAGTGCTATTTTTGAACTTGAGAAAAAACTTGAAGTAGCTAATAGTTTGCTTGAAGGTGAAAGACAAAAATCTGCAAGGCTTAATACAGAATTATATGAGGGATATTTAAAATGGACGTTATTTTATCTATAAAGCCGAAGTGGGCCGAACTGATTTATTCCGGCAAGAAAACTATCGAATGGCGAAAGAGTTTTCCGAAGCGTGAAAATATTGAATGTGTTTATTTGTACGAAACGGCCCCGGTAAAAAAAGTGACGGGCTTTTTTATATGGAACGGTTTCGAGCAACTTGTTTTTTCTGAACCGAAAGAAAAGAAAGATATTCATCCCGATGCGCAAAAAATCATTGATGCTGGATGCGTGCCCTTTGAGGATTTGAAAAAATATAAAGGTGATAGATTTAATTTGTTTGGGTGGAAAATCAAGAATCTGACAAAGTTTTATGAACCGTGGGGCCTTCAATATGTGAACTTGAAAAGACCGCCGAAAAGACCGCCGCAAAGTTGGTGTTATGTAAGAGATAATTCTTGTGAATTTGTTGATAAAGACGGCTTTTTGCCGTTCTAGGAGTTTGCATGAAAGACAACCGAAAAAACAGAAAGAAACTTTCAATTTTCAAATGCGATGAATGCGGATTTCCTTTCCGCGCTTTTCGTGTTCCTCATGTGAATATTCTTTTGGCATATAGAAATTGTCCAAAATGCGGTTCTATTCCGTTGCCGTTCTAGGGGTTTGTATGGAATTTAATCATAAAAATCTTTGCAAAATTGCATATAAATGGCTTGGTAAAAGTAAAAAGCAAAATATGAGATTTCAAAAATTCCCTATTCACGTAAGCGAAATGGTATGTTTGGAAGTTTCAGAAACGCCAGACGCTATCGGTTGGAATTACTGTAATAGTTGTGTTGTAGAAGTAAAAGTTTCTCATTCAGATTTTCTTGCAGATCAAAAGAAGCCATTTCGCAAAAACGATGAAGGCATGGGAAATTATCGCTATTATTTATGCCCCGAAAATTTAATAAGCGAAAAAGAACTTCCCAAAGGATGGGGTTTAATTTATGTTGACGTAAAAGGCCGAACAAGGGAAATAAAAGAATCGGAATATTTTAATTTATCAAAAACAGGATTCCATAATGAAAAATGCTATTTATTTTCTATATGTAACAGAATGAGTAAAAAAAAAGGATTTTAATATGCAACTTTCTTTTTTGCCGCAAATTATAAAGAGCAAGCACGAATATATTTTGGATCGGATGAAAAAAATGATTGCTACGATTTGCGGAATGACAAAAAAATTGATGAATCCGATGTTGTGGGCTTTTGTAGAAAATGCGGTCGCCCCGTCACGAAAGCCGATATAATGTGCGTGGATGCCATTTCGTTTACTTGCTGCCACTTGGGGCCGAATGCCAACGGAATTATTTCAGTAGAACAAGAATACGAATGCTGGAGTGTTGGTTGTGCGGTCCAGCAGCAACCGCGCACAAAGCGCGTATAAGGCGCAAGAGCGTTCGCAGGGCTTACGCCTTGTATCAACTCAAAAGGACGCGCACAAGAGCAAGGAAGGCCGCTGGATGCGTAGTAACGTGCGAACGGTGACGGGCACCCTCCCGACCATGGCGGCGGCGGTTGCACCCCCCCCGGTTCGGGTCCTCCCAAGGGGGGAGGGGGCCTAGCGGGTCGGGGCGAGCCCGTTTTTTGTCTAGCTGCATAGACAAAAAAGCGGTAACAATGGCGTTTTTTGCTCAAAAACGCCACTTTTTTATTTGTGGAAAAATAGCCGTGTTTTTATGCGCTGGATTTTCCCCGAAAAAATATTTACAGATGTGAAACTAAACTAGACGCCCCAACGGTTCGGGGCGTTTTCTACTTGTGCAAAAAATGTTGAAAATGTGGAAAGATTTGTTGACACTTTTTTTTGTGGCCTTCGGTGGTAATGGTAACTTTTTTTGGTAATGGTAACAAAATTTTTTTATAAATTTACAACTGACGCACCGCCTTTCAGTTAATTCCTCATGTGGAAAGCGGTAATATGTTGACCATAAGGAGTTAAAAAAATGGCGAAAGGTGAAAGCATAGGCGTTCGGGAATTTGCCCGACAAGTGGGATGCTCCCATGTACTAATTCTGAATTTAATAAAGGCCGGGAAGATGCCGCAAAACAAAGACGGCAGCATTCCCCTTGATGCAGGTCTTATCGCTTACGAAAACAGAAAGAAGAAAAAGGAACCGAAGGAAAAGGACCCGAAGAAAAAAAAGAGCGCCCCGAAAAAACGGAAAAGCCCAAAGAAAATAAAAGAGTTGCCCGACGATGATCCGCCCGAAGATGGCGAGGAAGCGACGGAACCAGCACCGAAACTGACTTCTGAAAAACTGATTTCCGCCCGTGACATTACGACGCAGTTCAACAAAGCGCGACTTGCTGAAAAGACCTATCAAGCAAAGTTGCGCGAAATTGAATATAAGTTAAAAAAAGGCGAACTTGTAACCCGTGCAGATGTGGAAGCGGACGCGGCCACGGTTGCCGCCGAAGTCCTGGAACGCTTGACCTCGATTCCCGTAAGGATTTCGGCCTTATGCGAACACCAGCCCGCCCGCAAGATTGAAGAAGTAATGACTGATGCCATACAGGATGCACTCATTTCTTTTTCTAAATCAAAATTTGTAAAGGCTCATGGCGATGGCGAATGATTGGGGAAAAACATTCTTCAAGGTATGCCGCCCACGTTCCCGATTAACGGGGTCACAATGGGCGGACAAGTTCCGCTATGTTGCTCCCGGAACTTCGCCGGAGCCGGGGGATTGGCGCACGGACCGTGTACCGTATTTGCGGGAACCGATGGACGCGGCAACGGACAAGGTGACGGAGCGCGTCGTAATGATGTTTTCTTCGCAGGTGGGAAAGTCCGAAGCGTTACTCAACATCATGGGCTATTACGTGGACCAAGAACCCGCGCCGCAACTATTCTTGCAACCTACCATCGAAGCGGCGGAAAACTTTTCGAAAGAGCGCATCGAGCCTACGTTCCAATATTCGCCGGGGCTTAAAGACAAGTTGGAGGAAGGCAAGGAAGGCCGCGGGACAAGCCGCAAGAAATCTACCACGATCCGCATGAAACATTATCCGGGCGGCTACATTGCCCTTGTCGGTGCGAACTCTCCGGCTGGGCTTGCGTCGCGCCCTATCCGTGTTTTGCTGGCGGACGAAATCGACCGTTACGGCGTTACGAAGGAAGGTTCGCCGCTCAAGTTGGCTATCCAGCGCACGACAAACTTTCACAATAGGAAGCACATCTTTGTATCGACACCGACAATAAAGGGGGCTTCGGAAATTGAGAAATATTATCTTGAAAGCGACCAGCGAATTTATATGCTGCCTTGCCCGCATTGCGGATGTGAATTTGAATACAAGTGGGAGTACGTTGTTTGGGACAAGGACGCGGACGGCGCATCGCTGCCGCTTACCGCCCGTATAGTCTGCCCTCATTGCAAAGAAGTTGCCCGTGGCGCGTACAGGCCGGACCCCGAAATATTGGCATTGGGTCGATGGGTGCCACAGAATCCCGGCGCAAATACAAAGGGCTATCATATAAATTCCCTTTGCTCTCCGTGGGTGAACTTATATGAACTTGTCGATGAATTTGTTACCGTCTCGCACAATAAGGACAAGGACGGACTAATGGAATTTGTCAACTTAAAATTGGGCGAGGTGTGGGACGAACAACTAACGCGTGACGATTGGCAACGCCTTTACGATAGGCGGGAAAACTACCCGGCGAACACGTTGCCGCCCGGTGCGCTTGTTCTTACTTGTGGCGTTGACGTGCAGCATGACCGACTTGAAGCGAGCGTTTACGCATGGGGGAGCGGGAAGGAATCTTGGGGAATCG